CTTAGAAAAAGAGGTCGTGATTATGGAAAAAGCAAAAATTTTAGAACGATTAATAAAAGAACAAGGCTATAGCCTTAAATCATTCGCATCAAAGTGCGGTCTCCCATATACCACGCTTTACGGGATAATGAAAAATGGTGTTGGTAAAGCAACTGTTGACAATGTAATGGCTATATGTCATGGACTTGGCATCACTATGGATGATTTAGAGAAAATGGCAAATGATAAAAAAATCATAAGGCCAGAACCTACTTATGCGGATGTTGAACGCCTTGTAGCTAGAAATGGTAAACAGATGTCTGCCGACCAAAAACTACGCCTAATCAAACTGTTGTCCGAAATAGACGATGAGGATTGATTTAATTGAATCACGATTTCATACTTAGCAAAGTTATTGAAACTTATGCTTATTGTGACTTTAAAAAGTTTCCATTTGATTGTTTTAAGGCAATTAAAATGTATGGATACCGAATTTTCACGTACAGTGAACTGAAGGAAAAGAGTCCGGAAGCTTATGAATTGTGCGTAGCCTGCTCTGACGAATCCTATAAGGATCCTTTTAGTAAGACGGTCGCATTCAACGAGCATATGCCGACTGATAGAATTACATTTTCAATGGCTCATGAATTAGGACATATTGTACTTGATCATCCATGTAAAACAGATTACTACGAAGCGGAAGCCAATTGTTTTGCCAGTTATCTGTTGGCTCCTAGAATGGCCATACATTACTGTAGATGCAAAAACTCATGGGAGGTTGAGCACCACTTTGGAATATCGTCAGATGCTGCGGATTGTGCCTTTGATGATTACCAAAAATGGCGCAGACGTGCAACCCATAAGATGTATCCTATTGATTGGATCGTTTACCAATATTTTTACCACCCAGAGTTTAAAAGGTTTATCTGCGGTGAAAATCAATGCCTCTATTGTGGACGGACTTTTTATAACCATCCGGGGGACTGCATTTGCCCTATATGTTATGCCAAGGTCAACCAGGAACCCTACGGATTGAGCAACTTGATTCTTTCTAAAAAACGCATAGGAAAAGCAATGACGGCATGTTAAAAAAATATATATCAAGAGAGGTTATATTATGGGAATCAAAGATCTGATGAAAAATGCCGCGGATGGCGCAACGGGTTTAGTGAAAAATGAATTAGCAAAGATGGATTCAGAAAGACAATTGGCTGTTCGGAGGCAAAGTCAAGTGAGTGCCTTTGTCACCATAAAAAATGGCCCTATCGGACTAAATGGACCCAATACTATCCGTCAGCGGCAGGAAGATGGCCTTGTATACTTTGGTACGGATGAGGCCAAACTTTATCAATTAATTGATTACTCTTGGGATGGTCCACTCTATGGCTCTGTATCAAATACTCAAACAACAGGAACCAATAATAGTCAAACAACAAAAAAAGGAAAAGCCGGGAAAATGACAGCAGGTGCTGTTGTTGGAACTTTCTTGTTGCCTGGAATTGGAACGGCTGTTGGCGCAGCAATTGGTGCCGGGGGCAAAGGAAAGTCTGCCACTCAAAGTACCATGTCTTCTAATTCTCGGCAGGTGACACAACAAGTTGAGCAAGCAGGGACTGCCGTATTAAAACTTCGCCGTATAAATGACGGAATGGTGTTCCCAATTTCCATAGCCTGTACTACTGAAATAGATGCCCAAATAAGATGTTTTCAGATCATACAAGAACCGTCCGTTGCTGAAGTATCCAAAAATACCGCGGATGCCCTTAAAGGTATTAAGGCACTTAAGGAATTATTAGATATGGGAGCTATATCAGAAGAAGAATTTGAATTCAAGAAAAAGCAGTTATTAAATTCATGATATGAAAAAGCCCCTGTGCTACCAACACAGAAGCTTTTCACATAGATTTCTCTTACCGGACGAATCCAGAAAGATATAATCAACAAACACACCTGAATTATATCATTCCTGGAGCGTCCTGGCAAGGGGCGTATTTTTTATACTCATTTTGAGATAGGAGGAATGATACATGCCATCATATTATGATGAGAACCAGAAGACCTGGTACTGCAAATTTTATTATACCGACTGGACAGGTCAGCGCAAACAGAAACTAAAACGTGGATTCCCACGCCAGCGTGACGCAAAGGACTGGGAGCGTAATTTCTTAGAAAAGCAGCAAGGAAGCCCGGATATGGCCTTTAAATCCCTTTGTGAGTTGTATTTGGAAGACTCTCGAAAGAACTGCAAACTTTCCAGCTACAAAATCAAAAAATCGCTCTGTGATACCCATATCCTCCCATACTTTAAGGATAAGCCTATCAATAAAATTCGTCCTGCTGATATACGAAAATGGCAGAATACTATTAAAGAATCCATCAGCAGCGAGGTACATCAGAAAAACATAAACCAACAGTTCTCCAGCATCATGAACTTTGCAGTCCGTTATTATGGCTTAAGAAAGAACCCTTGCAGCATCGCGGGATCCATGGGCAGACGAAAAGCCCGTAAAATGGATTTCTGGACATTAGACGAATTTAATCGGTTCATAGTCCAGGTGAATGATTTACCGCTCAAGATGGCCTATCTGGTACTGTTTTATGCGGGGCTGAGGCTCGGTGAACTACTTGCTCTTACCAGGAGTGACCTCGGCATACCATCCAGAACACTTACAATAAGCAAAACCTATCACAGATATGATAAGGCTGATCTGATTACGTCACCAAAAACTGACAACAGCTATCGCACCATAACGCTTCCCCCTCTCCTGGTGGATGCCCTATCCGATTACATTGAACGTAATTATGATATGCAGCCTGGAGATCGTTTGTTTCCTCAAGTCACAGAATTTAAGCTACGCTATTGGAAGAAGGAAGCTTGCAACGCATCTGGTGTAAAGGTCATCCGTCTGCATGATATTCGACACAGCCATGTATCTTTGCTCATTGATATGGGTTTTTCCCCACATCTGATAGCGGAACGCATCGGAGACACTGTCCAGATGGTAAATGAAGTATACGGGCACCTGTATCCGAACCGTCATGCAGAAGTTGCTAACAAATTGCAAGAAATAGTATCATTGTAGTATCACACAATCAAATAATGGGCAGAAATCCTAGTAAAATCAATACTCTCCAGTCCTTTTGCAATAAAATCCGACATTATGCAAGTGATTTCTTGTCTCGTGTTTTCCATATTTTCAGTATAAAATCGCATCTTTTTTATTGATTTTATCACCTAATATTCTACCTATCAAAAATTCTAGTATCATTTTAGTATCAAAAAAGGTGAGCCCGTCTATTTGGCTCCGCACTAACATTTTATCCTTTATTTATTTTTTGTTCATATTCTATCCATATTTGATTGATAACTTTACTTATATGAGGACAGCTATGCTCGCTGTCCACGTACTTTCCTACATTCAGGACCTGGCATTTTGTCAGGTCCCATTTATTTGTTCATACTTTATTCATAATATTTTATTATATTGATTACGTATGTAGCATTCGTGCTTTTCATACACTTCTTTAAGGGCCAACATGACATTGCTGGCCCTCCTCTTTTCTGGAACAGGCACCACATCTTTAGCGCCTCCTTTCCTTACACTTCGCCTTCCACCTCCTCTATCTTAAGGGCCAGCTCCAAAACAGTAGCGGCAGTTTCATCACTGATGAAATGGACATTCCTCATTGTAATCTCATTTATGAGTAATCTCATTTCGCTAAACATGTCCTCCGCTGCCCTGACAGACTGATATTGTACATAAGCTCCCTCAATCATGACTTTATGCCTCCCCACCATTTTTATATATAAACGCTTTTTTCGGGATTTTTCCCCATTCATTTTTTCTTATTTCAATTTCTATTCAGTTCACGCATATACTTGAGTAACCAAATTAACGTTTAAGCGGAATGTAATGTCGTCAGCTGTAGGGCGGGGCGTCAAGAGGCGTTTTTCGTTACCAAAGATATTTTTATGGACATTTCAAAAGGCAGACTCTGTTCATCTGGACCGACTTTCCCTGTTCATACTTTGTCCATATTTAGTCGATATAATGTTTTTGCAGATGTACATCATCTACATCCCCTCAAATATTTTATATATGGATGGGTCTGGTCCTATGGGCTAGGCCCATCTCCTCTGTTACCCCCTACATCCGGGCGCCCGCCTATCTCTTAGCTCTATAGCGCTTCAATGAACCTCTTCACGCCCTGGTACACTTCCTTATACGGTAGCCCCTCCGTCATCAGCGTGGTCAGGTGCAGCTCTACCACCGTTTCCAGAGACTTTAGATGCATCAGCGTTCTTTGGTCTGCCTCATCCCGGCCACCGCTCTCTATGCCCAGCCTATTGTTAATAAGCTTCGTCAGTAGCACATAGTATCGATCCGCGTGCTGGCTTCCCTGCTTTCGGGCATACTCCACAAACAGTTTTATCTGATCTGTCTCAGCCTTTCGCACTTCCTTTGTCTCCTGTCGGATGCCCAGCCACTTCTCGTCTTTTTCGGATGCTATGTAATAGCCGTTCTCCTTGATAGAGAGAATAACATCATACACCCAATCGTTGAAATCATCGGCCACCTTCTGATTGGACCAACGGCATACCTCATATATTCCGCGCTCTTTATACATCCAAACGGAGGCTGATTTGTCCTTGTTAAAATAAGGGGTATCAAACTGTGACCCCTTTACTTCGATAGAAAATTTATCCAGCCTATCTTTATGTCTTTGATGTACCATCAGGATTGCATGCTGAGGTTGCCTATACTGTAAAGCATATCCCACCTGTGTCCTACTCATAAAAATGTTTCCGCTTTCATCTGTATAAAAATCACACTTCGTTCCCAAGAAATCTCCCTGTTTAACAAGTCTCAGTTTCATAAAAAAACATTCCTTTCTGCGCATTGTGCGCACAATAAAAGCCCTGAGAATCATCCCAAGGCTTACTCCTCTAAATATGTGGTTTACTCTCCCATACCCGGCCACCGCAGCGCCCCATCCTGATCGGGCGTAAGTGTCACCGGATCCATGGACAGCTTGCCGTCCTGGTCCAGATAATACCACTTATCACCGCTGGCCTGTAGGCCCTTTACCATTGCGCCGTCCGCACCCAGGTAATACCAATCACCCTTGTACTGATACCAGGTGTTGATCACCATGCGACCGGCGCCGTCAAACCAGTACCACTTACCGTCTGTATCCAGGTACCAGCTGTTGCGCACACAATCTCCTGTGTTGCCCAGGTAGAAACTCTTGGTTCCGTCCTCGTTCTGTCTCCATCCTGATAATTTAGGTTCCTCCGGCTCCGTCACTGCATCATCCTGTATGTATCGCTTCACAGCCACCAGGCCCTTACGCCAGCCCCCGGACGCCCAGGAGTTGTACCGGCTCTTGCAGTAGGCGATCAGGTCTTTGTAGGACGGTCTGCCGCTGCCATGTCCGCAGATAATGCCATCTCCACAGTACATCTCCACGTGACCGATCCGCTTTGGCCTGCTGGCATCCGTACCGGCAAACAGCAGCATGTCCCCTGGCCGTAACCGGGACGTGTCAGGGATGCCCTGGGCTATGTCTGCATCCACTGTGGTCAGTTTGGTAGAGTTGTACATGCCCGCGGTATTTGTGACCCCGAAGCCTTGCCCTGCCTGCTGATAAGCGTAGCAGATGGATGATGAGCAATCACTGTAATATTTGCCGTCCTTGTATACCTTATAGCAGTAATCCCTCAGGGACTGGCTGTATATGTTGCGGCCTATGATCTCTGCGTACTTGTCAATCACGGCCTGTCTCCTTAATAATGCTGTCATGTCGTACCTCCATCAAAAAATAAGGCCCCAGAACAATCCCAGGGCCGTGCAGTTTCGTTATAAGCTACATACCAATTCTCCGCTTGTTCCGGCATTATAGGGTAATCCATCGTCCCCGATCTGTATATCAATATCCGGGGTAACTGCCGATTCCAATGCTTCTGATATACTGATATATTTCCTGTCCTTCCATACTTTTAGTCTACTGATTTTCAGTGTATCAAAGTTATAGTATTGCTCTCCACTTGCTATCGCTTCCGTAAGAGATTGACTTGTAGTATAGTATTCAGGATTCTTTGTTACTGATGTTTTTCTATCACCCGTATTTATGTATAGATATCCAGAGTATTTTTGGAGGGTACCAGGAGATGGAATTGCATTGTATTCCGATACTTCATCATAGTTTGTTTTAAATGTATCCTGTGTCAATAATACCGTCAATGGATAAGACTTCAGTATAGATGGATCCGTTTTGAACACCCTGCTATATCGCTCTACATTCGCGCTTTGAGAGGATGGAGTATGATTCATACATAGATAAAAGGATTCATACGTATCAGCGTTAAACTGTATTGTAACGCCACAGGTGCCGGTGTTATTACTCGGAGCCTTGCTGGTGATCATGTGAGTACCCCCGATGTTGTCTTTTGATGGATAGGAATATCCTTCAATGGTAGCCAGTACAGTGCTGTTTTCATTTAGGCCAGATAGTGGAACATATGCTATCTTCCTGCCAAAGTCGTAATATTGCTCAGCTGTTGGCGTATTGACTGTCAAGGTTGCAACATTTGATTCAACGCTATTCCCGAAAATATCTGATACTACACACTTATATTGTCTGCCATTGCGTACACCTAAGGCTTCAACCGTTAACGATGCTCCCGTAGATGCATCCATCCATTTGTTGTTTGTATAATATTTCCATTGATAGGACATGTCTGTACCAGTAGCTTCAATATCAAAGGATGCATATTCACAAGCATTTGCTGTGACATTCTCTGGCTGCCGAGTTATAACTAAGCTGGTACCTACCAGGATTGATAGGATACATGTAAGCCCATCATGATTTATAGTAAAAGTGTTTATTCCCGCTTTTAATATGAGATCAGCTTCTGTGATCGTAAAATCTGATATGGTCTGTTTTGTCCCGTCTGCCTCTGTTAGGGTAACATTTATTAATGATTGATCAACCGTGTCTCCAACTGCCGGAGTTTTATTGCTATAAGTAGCTGAAATGTAACGTCCGGTTTTCTCCGTTCTTATAAAGAAACGTTTAAGAGTTGCTTTTAAAGGACGATCCTTCGCTGATCGGTTCAATAGGTATATACTGTTTCCAGTGATTGCAGCACGGGTGAAGTGACTTAATGGCTGGGTCGTTCCAGGCGTATTATAGTCATTCATCTCTGAGACAACGATTTCTTCTTCCGTGCCTCCAGACGGTGTACGGGTATATCGGAAAGATGAGCAAGGCTGGGAAATATCGTCAAAACGCATGGTCAGCTTAAGATTGCTATAGGAATGCTGTGTGCTAAGCTGCGGTGTTCTTCCTACAACTGTAGTATTATCGTCATTTGTATATTCAATAGCAATGTACTTTCTTGAATCATCATCGCATATCACATAGCAGTCATATATATCATCATTCATCATGATGAATCGACCTCTGTGGTTTATTGTAGTGAATGAGAAATCCGCAAACTCCATACCGATTTCAACGGGACCAGATAATTGATCAAGTCCAAGATTACTTATAGTAACCAAACCGGTGCCGTCTGTATTATTTAGATATCCGGCGGAATTAAATCCGGATGTTGCAATACCAGTAAAACCTGACAGGCTAACTGTTGCATGTCCCATTTTATCATTGGCAACAAGGTTGTCATTTGAGCCGGTAAAGTCAATGTCAACATGATAATCATATTCTGGTCCAGGTGCTTCTTGCACTTCATGATAGAAGGTAACTTCATCCCTTACTTCAATACCATTCTTGGTGCCTTTTACGACAAAGACTTCATCGGATGTAGAGGAAGAGAAGGAGACATTATTAAACTCCCAGACAACGCCACATTTTGTAGCTGTGGTAAGTGTGGCGATCAATGTGGTCCCATCTGCCCGGTAAAGTGATACCGAGTCCGTGTTCGCATAGACCTTGATGGATATTGTATCTGGACGCACTGCAGTAAATCGGCGGCTTGTAATGTAGATCATCGGTTCAGGGTTCCAGGCAGCCTTATATAAGAAAAAGGAATCTTTCTTAACCTGTCTATCCCGCGTGATGAGCCCTTTATTGTTTGTATAGGGCATCCGGCCCTCGTTTCTCCCGGATACCGCAAAATCAAACAGTACCCAGAGCGAGGTGAATACCAGCCATGGCTTGGCTTGGATCTGCTCTAAGTGAGACTCGTGGAATAGATTCTGATACTCTTCATCATGAACAGCTCCGCCGGTTCCGGTTGTGGTGGTTGTCAAAGGAGTCTCGCTGTGGGTTGCTGGATTCCCACCGGCGCCATATTCTGTTAATGCGAGAAAAGGCCTATGGTTGTGATAATGATCCAGGGCAGTAGTAATCCCATTAAAATTACCATAGTACCATCCATAATATAGATTGAGTCCGATCCAATCAGCCGACCAATCAGCCGAATTTGCCGGGGTATTGTTAAAGGTGTTTGGATGTGCAACAAAACCAATAAACCTGGTGCTATCCAGTGTCTTTGCATATGTGTACAAAAGGTTATTCCATTCCAGCGCTTTTGAATAGCTATAACCTCCTTGTGGATCTCCGCCGCCTTTCCAGTGGCTTCCATTCAGTTCATTGGAAAGTCCCCAGAAAACAATGGAGGGGTGGTTGTAGTGATTTCTTATCATACTTGCCAGATTGGTTTTTATGCAGTCATAGTATTCCTGAGTGGCATTTACGCCGCAATGATTCACCCATGGAATTTCAGTCTGTACAATCAGGCCGAGTTCATCACATTTTTGAAATGCATATTTATCGTGCGGGTAATGAGCCAGCCTAACTACATTACAGCCAATATCAATCACGGTAGAGTAGTCAGCATCAAAGCAGTCTTTGGTCATAGCAGACATGACTCCCGGATAATCCTGATGCATTGCAACGCCTCTCAGCGGGTAGCTTTTATCATTCAGTAGAAAGCCGTTTGCTTCATCCAGAGATATTTTGCGGAAACCAATGCGGTCGGAGAGTGTGTCTACCAGAATATCACCATATACGAGAAGATCCAGCTTGACAATATATAGGAAGGGATCCTTAATACCATTCCATAAATGTACAGAGGTTACGTCAAATGTGGCATCATAATTGTAACTTCCGGAAGATGGCAGCATGACATTTTCAGAATCAGAGAGTATTGTATTCCCGGTCGATCTCTCATACAGTGTCATTCGGATAACCGCATTGATGTTTTTTACTCCGGTATTATTTATTTTAGCCTTTATAGACAACTTGGCGCTGGCATTGCTAGTGCTGCCAATTGTAACAACGGATGGAATAATGTGCATTCTTGAATCACCAAATTCGACTGCATCAAAGCCAACCAATGACTGGGTAAAGAGATAGACATCCCTATGTAGCCCGTTATTAAAGTTGAAATCTGCTGATACTGGTATCAGGTTAGTATCAGCAGTATTATCACACATTATCTTTATTTTATGTGCGCCGGATGTAAGATTGGCAAGCTTAACTATAAAGGGCGTGTAGCCGCCTTCATAACTGATCATCTCTACGTTGTCTACATAAACAGTGGATTTCTGTCCGGCCGCTTCAAATATAATATAAAATACCTTCGTTCCATCATCATTGGATACAACTAAATCTTTACTATACCATGTCTTCCCACGGTACATACTTTGGCTTGCCCCATCCGATTGGTTGCAGGTATGGGGGAGATTGACGATTGTATATGTAGAGTTATCTTTTGTAAAACTCCAATTATCTGACCAATTGACAACGGAGTATGTGGAGAGGCCGCTGATGACGGGATTGATCAACCCCAGTTCAATCGCACGGTTAATGATACATTCTACCATATGATCCATTGATATTTTTTTCTGGATATCTTCGCTGATTACAATCCCATAGTCTAATCCGGTAGCCTCCTCTAAGGCGTTGATGTCTGTTCCAGGATTTGATTCAAAGTAAGATTCAACAGCTACAGATATTTGTTCCGGAGTTACAGTTCCAACTGCTTCCGCCTTTTCAACCGCTTTATTGACCGCAGCAATGGCGTCACGAAACAATTCTACCTCCTCTGGCTTGTCGAACGCTTCTGGCTTAGACCGTGTATTTATCCATATCTGTGCAGTCTTGGCAGTCTGGCCGCTGGTCTCATCCGCCAGGTACACCCACACATGGATATAATAGGGCTGTACCTGGTCCCCCTCCAGGAGGCTGTCCGGAATCACTACCTCCGTCACGCCATCCCTAGTAGTGCCGATACGGGTTACGGCCTCCCCGCCTGACTGCTGTAGGGAAAAATGTATCTCCGCCGCGGTCGGAAGATCCAGCCCCTGGATTCTCAGGGTCTGACCATAATCCCATTGCCACAGTCTGCCTGATGCCTCTCCATAGTCAGATCCATCCTTAAATAATACTGTGATCATCTCATACCTCCGTAATAGAATACTACATGTCCATATGTGCTATGCGCTTCATTCTATTCTGATTTCTTGTAACCTGTTCTCTCCCATATTTCTTTTAACCGTTCCCAGCCATCCATGGATACCAAGGCAACCACAAAGGCCGCAATCATGCATCCAAAAATCATCCACCATGTGATTGGTTGCTTTTTCCATTCCATCAATGCAAGGAAGGCTACAGGGCACAACACCAAAGACAATACAATAACCACTGCCGATGTTGGCAACCTGTCCAGTCCCGGCCATGCTTTAATCACCTGAGTGATGACTGATACCAGAAAAGCCATTAATCCAACAGCAACCAGCAAATATGACATATACTGCATCATTACATTAATATTCATAATCTTATTCCTCTCTATCTCTTTCCAGATCGCCAATCCTATGATTGACAACCTTGATCTGCTCCTGAATGACTGCCTGTGTCTCCTCCAACTTGTATGTACGCTCAATCACCGTATTGTGCTTGTCCACTTTTTTCTCCAGCTGTTCAATCCGGTAATTAGTCAGCTTAGCGGATGCCAGGACGCCTATAAAAGCCCCAAATGCACTCCCTGCCAGGCCGATAAGCGCCACCATGATGTCTGTGGGTATCTGCATGTCATATACCTCACCTTCTTAATTAACCCCATTCGTTATCCTTTGAGATATCAGCAGATGATACCCCGAGTACTTCAATAACTGTATGATAAGTACCGTTTACATTCCCTCGAAAAGGATAAAACCATATCTCCCCATTAGACTCCCGCCATATTTCCATCCACACTGTCTCATACGCCTGTCCTATATATTTGGTTACTATGACGGCAGCTTTCCTTACATTGCCTTTCCTAAGGACCACATCTGCTTCTGCACCGGCACCAGATGTATCCTGATAAATTCTTAAGACAACTGAATTATAACTGCTGTAAGGTGCCCCGCAGGATACTCCCTGTCCCTTGTAACTGTCCTTGGAACCGGATGGTTTATAACTGGTATAAGAAACGTTCCCATTGTAGATGACATTACTTACCACATCAAAATACTTACGGTTTCCGGGGACATTAAATATGTTCTTGCCTGATATGATATTGGCCGCGATTAGGTCACTATCTCCCTTTATAGTCTGTGTTCCGGCAAGCCTCTGTCCAGCTGCAATGGTCTGATCAGATACGCTTGGTGTGTAGATTGTTTCCGGCAGTTCAGGCATAGCACCATTCTGGGCATTTCCATCAGCATCCACATAGACCTTATTTTTACGTACATCTGCTGGCGTGACGGTGATCAGGTCAAGGTCCGCACCCCCGCCCCCTACCAAGCTAATCGGTACATGCGCCATTTAAACCACTCCTTTCAAGCCAAGCGTAATGTCGACCGCTGGCTTTTGTGTTGCCCTTACGGTTATCTTCCCCGCTCCAGTCTCTACATCATAAATATAAGATACGGCTTTATTAATGGCCTTCTGTTGCGCCCTGGTACAGTTTGTTGGGTAGATGATGCCCACACTGGGGATGTCTTCCACTGTAATCCCAGCTACTGTCACAACCTGCGTATATGGTGCCGCGCTTCCTGTCCAGGCGGCTGCGGTAAGGGTTACATTCCTGCTGCCTTGGATGCGGTTCACTTCCTCACCAATCTGCTGCATCTGTAAGGCACTCAGGACATCTCCCTGTTGTGTATACGGTGTTACATCCTCAATATATTTCTTGCCATCCGGTGCATCCGTAATGCTGTACAATCGATGCTCTCCCTCAAATATGTCGTCCTTCCAATCAGTCTTCAAAACCTGCTACCTCCTAATCTTATTGCCAGCCTGCGCCGCCCGTGGATCTGCCCAGTCAGGTTGTTGTATATCAAAAGACAAGCAGATTCAATCCGGTTAAACTCCTTATAATCTGGCGTGGGCTGATTCGGATAATACGTCTGCTGCTCACCGATCACAAACGGATATGTATGGACCGGCAGGGCAGCCAGATTGGCTTCTATGGTATTGATTTCGTCAGCATAGATATAGTCTGTATAGGCCTTGTCCGTCCCCATATCTGTCAATGTGTACGCCTTGTATACCTCCAGGGACAGTTCCCGTAGGTAAGTGATATTGTTTTTCCAACGGTTATAATCTTGCATGTTAACCTTGTCCCCCTGTTTCCAGTTGGTTTTAGGTGTCTGCCACGCCATCAGCACCACCTCCTATCATGTCCTCAAGCTTCTGTATCCGCTCCTCCAAGCTATCTATTTTTCGTTGCTGTGTCTGTACCATCTTAATCAATGGTGCCACAAACTCCTCATAGCGTAGGCCATACTCGTAAACCGGGTTACCGTCCTCATCCAGTACAGGACTTAACTCCCCGGTCCGCTCGTCTACCTGCTCCTTCTGGGACTTTACAAACCCGGCAAAGTCTGCTGCATCTATCCCAACCTCAGCCAGCAGTGACTCAATATCCTGTGCGATTAGCCCCCAATGGATACGGCCGGATGTCCCATCATTGTATTTGTAAGTTACAGGCCTTGCGCCCATGATCAGCGCAGTTGCCCGCTCCTCATCCAGTTCCGCCTCGTCATGTTTTTGGTTACGGTCAGAGGTTGATATGCTGGCTGCCGTGGAATATATCTGCCCCCATCGGAGGGAGGATGTGCCCAGGGTAAATGCCCCGTTTGCCCCTGGATACAATGCGGATGCAGATAGGTAGGCTGTTTTACGGTTGGCTATTGTATTGCAGTTGGCCACTAACGCAATACTGTTATCCGATGTGAGGTACGTGGTTTCACCAGCGCTTATCCCCTGGGCATTATACAGGTTCGTAGCACTCTCACCGGAGCCGACATACATGTTGCCGCCACCCTCCAAAATGACCTCGGAACCGTAATTGTATTCATCCCCATCATCGTATACCTTGAGGACTGGACGGTTGTTTTTTCCATCATATGCTTCAAGAGTTTGGCTAAATCTTAGTCTGCTGTTAAATATGGCAATCTGAGGACTAAAAGTCGTCCCTCCGTCCGTTGAACTATAGACAGTGATCGTCCCATTCGCTTGCAGCTGCAGCCGGTACATGTTCCCATTATCGGGATCTTCTGACTGTAGGCTTGCCCAACCTGTGTCACCAAAAACAATCTTGTTATTTAATCCCCCAGCTATGTTGATACGCTCATATAAATCGTCCAATCTAACTTTCATCCGGGGGATATCGGTAGACTGTCGCTGCCCCTGACCTTCATAACTGGCATTCTCCTGTCTTGCCATCTTATCCCTCCTGTCCTACGGCTTTCCTGGCCTTGATCGTGCCAGACAATGCCCCGCCATTGAAATTCAGCTTATGCTCGTACAACTGCACTTGCAGCCCATCTACATATCGATTCTCTAGGAATACAATATCCCCTGCATCCAGCCTCGGTTCTCCGCGGTACGCTATGTCGTACTCAATGTCATTTTTGAAATAGTTCCCCAGCCAGTCCGCCTGCAGCTGTGCCAGGTCCTCCTCGCTGATTAGCGGATTGCTCCACTCCTCCACGGTGCCGGTTGTATTGATGGCCTTGGAATATAGCTTACTGGTCACCACATAGGCCTTGCCGTCCACCACAAACTCATGCTCCCCGGTCAGCCTTGATACGTCCACGGATGCATAATAGTTACTGCTGCCTGTGATGGTAAGGGGCTGCCCGTCAGCTGTGACCGTAATGCCATAGGAAGCTTCTGTAAAATAGAAGGTGTACGTGTCATAGCCCGTCACATCTATCGTCTCCTGGAAGATGTTTTTGACCTCATCTGTCTCACCATAGATGCTTCGGACCACATCCACCCGGCTGACTTTTTCTTTTTGCCGCCCAACCGGTGTCTTGGTCATGACACGGTAATCCATGTTGTAGTCCGTCACATCCCCGAAAACTACAGAGTCCACAAAGATCCGGCTGTTGGGCTGGCCCTGGGTAAACTCAAACTCTATTGTGTCAAATTGCGGAAACTCATGCTCTATCAGGTTCTCAGGGCCAAACGGTCCCGGCACCACATAGCTTTCCTGCAATGCCCCCTCAAAGTATGTATGTATGATCACACCCTGGGCCGGGTTGCTGGAAAAGTTAAGGCGCAGGCTGTAATAGATCATGGCTGCCTCTAAAACAATTGTAAATTTCGGATTATGCTGGAAGTTCCCGTTCTCATCCGCAACCTCCGCAGATGCAAACCCGGCGGCCAGATATTGACCTGATCGCGGCAGGAAGTACATAGTCCCGTCTGCCCTCCAATGATCCTGCGACATAGTGGCATACTCATACTTTGTCACGCCATTGACCACGGACGGGAGGTTGCTCCATGGTGCTGCATCCTCTGACTGCACGATCATGCGCTCCGGGGATATGACAGTCACAAAGGCTGCCTGGATACGGATGATTCCCTTCCGGTCCTGATACAGCTTGCACCGGCCGGCATTGGCAATGATCTGCAGGCATTCCTTGTGTGTCACGCAGGGCAGCGGATTGTATACCGTGACCTTTGTTAGGTACTCATCCAGTTCATAGGCCCTTTCATCCAGCCCCGCATCCGTCAGGACATCCAATGCCAGATCATACAACGTGATCCCTTCCGGGCGGTACAGGCCCCGGTAATATATGTCACTTAGATCATCTATCTTATCTTTGCTGTTAAAACTCATCATGGTGTCATCAGCTTCCCAGTCCGACAGATAGGTAACACAGCCGTCCATCCATACCGTCTTATCATCCCGCACATCATACCCATAACGGACCGTGACCTCTTGCCCCACCTCCAGGTAATGGATGGCACTTGCTTTGTTCTCTACGTCAAACATGCGGTTGTAATTCTCAATCTGCAGGCTGAAATCTACCGTGGATAACTCCTCCGTCACCGGGCTGATGTATTCGGTTTTGGTGGATTTCATGATTTTCTTATTTTCAAAGCTGATACCTATACCCATAAGCATCTTCTGGATGCGTAGCCTCCCCTGCCCGTTGACCATCTTTGTGGGCGTGATCAGCAGGTATTCCGTCCCATCGAATATCTCATCAGTTGTCCAATAACTCAGTGTATTGCCGGTATACTCCACGGTTTTGATCCCATTGGTAATACTAAAATCTACCGGGTAATTCCGTCCCCAATTGATAGTCAGGCCACGGATATCATAGGCCGCCCCAAACGTAAAGCAGATAGGCCCCAACAATCCCTTTGAGATAACACCGTTGTTGTACAGGTAATCTACCGCCTCGGGCCGGGGTGGGAATACCATGGATCCATCCGCCCTCCAATGATCCTGCTCCAGGGTGGCGTATTCCAGTTCCACGTCATAGTTGTCCAGGAGCCGTGTAAAATTGGATAGGTAGCTGTATTCAGCACCATGTTCTGCTGCTACCGCAGAATCCTTCTGGGCTACCTGATTGATGACACCTATTGTTACCACCATGTAGGATTGATTGCGGGGGATCAGCTCCATGGACTGCTTGTATTCTTGTGTTGCTGATTGCATTATTCAATCACCCCGCAGTCTACGATATTCACTTTGCAATTCTGGTACAAGGTTGGGAGGCCGTCTGCGTCAAATTCAATCGGTTCCGCTGTCCGGTTCCCTGGATACATCTTGATGGTGATCCAGTTGTTGTTGACCATATCGGGGATCCTCGCAACGACCACAAACTTTTCAAATTCCTTTAACATATCCGACCAGGTCTTTGCATCCAGCAGTTTCCACTGGAGACTGTCAAACTTATACTGATCACGCCCTACCTTCTGTCCCACAAACTCCCCCAAGGCGTTCTTGCCCTGGGATACATTTGTAGCCACTGTCAGCTTTCCGCCTTTGTCAGGACCCGGGAACGCCCGGCCATTGATTGTGATGATTGCCATGTGTTACCGCCTCCTTATGTACTTCCAAATGAGTAACCACTGCGCTTATCTAGTTCCACCAGTTTCTTTTTAATCTCCCGGATGTCGATGTTCACCGTCAGGTCCATCCGTTCGATCAGGTCAATGATATTTCTTAACAGTTCTACCATCATTCCCAGATAGTACTCACTCATGCTACTGTTGTTCTGCTGGGATGCTAACGCCACAGCCCGATCCACCATCTCCTGCATCTTATCCTCAGGCGCCACGATCTCACCATGGTGCCGGTTATCGCCGATCATTGCAAGCTGCGGAGTGTTGGCACGGACGAAACCGCCCTGGGCCAGACGTGGGAGGTTGATATTTGGAATGGTTGGTATCAGGTCCGCACCGATTCCCGGCACCTTGTCGGCCACCTCATTTACAGCCTCTATCATGGCATTAATCGCGTCAATTACTCGATTGGCCATGTTCTCCACGCCATCAATGATCATGTTGATGATGCCCTTTATATCCGCCCAGATACCGTCCCAGGTTTCTTTTGTCTTGGTTCTCACTGTGTCCCACACGCCTGTGATCGCATCTTTCATGGCTGTGAATTTCTCATCCGCAGCCGTCTTGATTGTATCCCACAGACCTGAAACAAATTCCTTGATCCCTTCCCAGATTTCGGATGTCTTGCCCTTAACATTTTCCCAGGCTGTGCTGATGGATGTCTTAATGGTATTAAACAACGTATTGGCCAGGGACTTAAGCCAATTCCAAAGAGTATTCAAGAGTGCCTTAATTCCGTTCCAGATGGTACTGGTTGCCCCGGATATAGCAGTCCAAGCCATGTTAACAACGTTTTGGATGAATGTTACGGCACCAGATACAAGCTCCTTCAATGCCTCCCAGATACCGGAGAATATCTCCTTGATTCCTTCCCAAGCAAGACTCCAGTCACCAGTGAATACGCCGACAATGAAGTCAATCACACCACCTAGCGCCGTAAGCAATCCCTCTATTATGCCGGAAACGGATTCCCAGAATCCGAAGAATGTGTCAATAGCCGCCTGTAAATTAGCCGCTATTATCGGCGCTACGTTGGTTATGAACCACTCAATGAATGGCTGTATGACCCCCGTCCACAATTTGGTGACCGCATCTGCTACTTTTCCACCAAACTCCAGGAACTTATCAATCAGCGGGCTCAGGTACTGGTCCTTAAATTCAACGAATCGGCCCGACAGGTTCTGCAATACTGGAAGGAAATATGTGTTGTAGACATCAAGCAACAGTGTTCCGATTTCCGTGAATCCTTGTTTGAAGGTTGCCAGCATTGGCGCCACACGTTCATCATATGTTGTGCCAATCTTTTCAAAAGTCTCCACAACCAAATCTTTGATTGTAGAAAAGATAGGTTCAACCGCGCTGAATGTATCCTCCAGGGTTGTCCTGATATAATCCGCATTTTCTACGAATGGGGCTGTAATGGCGTCCAGCACATCTGCCGCAAATGTCCCAGCCAATTCCGTGCCCCCCATAAATGCCTCGGAAAATATTCCAATAATATCTGCTGTAATCTGCTTCGCGCTGTTACTCCGGAGGGATGAAAATACCGTTGCAAGTGCTTTGGAAAAATTCCCGCTTATCTCCGCAATGCGTGAGCCAACATCAAACATGGATACAATGTAATCCCTGATACGTTCGCTATTCTGCTGCAGGAACAAGCTAATTCCGCCCAGCAGGTTATCCGCTATAGATGCCCCAATACTGGCTGCGGATCCCGCGATCTTACCCAAGTTAATGGCCAGGATATTGGCAAACCGGGTGGCGGCCTGCTCCACCTCCGTGGACGTAAATATCTCTGTCAGGCTGTCTTTGATGCTCTGGATGGATTCTCTCATGCTGTCTAGCACGGACATATCACCAAAGCCAACCTTGAAGCCTGCCATAAACAGGTTCTTGAGTTCATTCGCCTTTTCGATCAGCCCAGCATATTTGCTATCCATCTCATCCACGGCCGAGGTATCAAGTTCGCCCATGTCGAACTCATCCGCAGAGTATCCACCATCCGCACCGCCTCCGGAACCACCGCCTCCGGAATCCGTATCAGGGTTAATGATATTGAGTTCATCAATCCCTGTCGTGGCACTCTTCATGTCCTTGGCTGCCTTCTTGGCTGCGCTGCCTGCTCCTCCTGCAGCTGCCCCTGCTTTATCAGCAGACTGGGCCATCGCCTCCATACCAGCCGCGGCCGCGGATGCGCCTCCCCCGCCCTTCTTACCGGTCACCATCTCCGTGAAAGCCTTGAAGGCATTGGCCAGGCTCATAAGCTTACTGATAATGCGGTTGATCACCTGAATGACTGGGGTCAGAACATTGATCAGTCCCTGACCGATTGTGGCTTTAAGGCTGTCAAACTGCAGCTTCAGGACACGTACCTGGTTCGCCCAGCCGTCCCCCGTCCGGATGAAGTCCCCGGAGGCCAATGTCAACTGGTCCTGCACGAACTTGTATCGCAGGGCCACCTTTTCCATCTCTGACATTTTGGCTGTGGTCTTTCCAAAACCATTGGCAAGAGCATAGCTGTCCAGGGCACTCTGGGTCATAACAATACCCAAGTCCTTCAGGGATTCCGTCTCACCGGTAAAGACTGATTTCAGCTTGGTATAGGCTTCGTCCTGGCTGATGTTATAAAAGGACGCCACATCTCCAGCCAGACCAGTCAAGGTCGTGGACATCTCATAAGCCGCCTGCTCTCCAAAGCCAAACGCCTTGGCCATTGCACCGAAGGTACCCGCGAACTTCTTAGCCATGGTTTCGGACAGGCCAAAGGAGGTTATAGCGTTCTTGGCGAAGTCATCCACCTGTTTGGACATTCGCGGAAAGGTAACATCCACCACGTTCTGTACTTCCGCCAGGTCGGATCCCAGTTCTACACAGGCCGCGCCGAAGTCCCATATCTTTTTAACCGAAAATGCAGCCGCCAGGGCCAGTCCAGCCTTTTTAGCCATGGACTGGATGCCCGCCATCTGCTGCTTGAATTGATTCTGATTGACCACAAGGTCAAGGCCAATCTGGCCAACACTGTCAGCTGCCATATATATCACCTGCCTCTATCTAAAAATCAGACATCGGCACGTAATGGCACTACTTGTCCGGGGTTAACACCACCTCAAATTCCTTTTTACAATCACGCCCTTTACAGCGGACAAAAATACCGGTTGACTGGGCTGACTGTTCATAATATATCGGCATCCGGTACCCGCAGTATGGGCACCGCACCTGCTTTCTTATCTTTTCAATCCCTATCTCCTCCTTAACCGCACATGGCCGCAAACATCTTTTCAAGGTTTTCCATCTCCTTATCAAAGGTCTTTTCGTCCATCTCTTTTACATCTCGGTTGCGCCAATCATCATAAATCCGGCGCTGATCTACCGTAAAATGTTTGATGATATTCTTGTCTTTCTCGGATCGGATGGCTACAACTCGGCCCAAGGCAGTCTCTGGGGACAAACCGGCAATCAATGCCTTAAATTCGTCCCAGGAGACTGTTTCAAAATCCTTGGTTCTAATTCTCAACCCATACTGTGACAGAAAACTGGACACGATCAGGTCCCAGTCCTCAAACATGTCATAGTATGGGTCACTGCTCTCCCCCGGCAGGTTCCTCCACGCCGGAAATAAGCTGCACCGCCTCCTGAACCACGATGATCAGATCCTTGAAGTCAAGTTTCAGCTTCTCCAGTTCTGTTTTGGATTTTCCCGAAAAGATCATGTCATAGGCATCCATGATGTCCTGTGCTCCCGGATCATCACTGGACATCAGATTCATGACCTTAAGCATAGTTGGAGCATCTGCATTGACCTCTATGGCCTTACCCTTGATCACCAAGGATGGATTACCTTCAAAACTCAGTTTTTCCGTAATGTCTACTTTCCTTGCCATTTTTTAATCCTCCTTATTCTGCTGGCGCCGCCGGTGTAAAGGTTGGCTTACCGTAACTGGCCACCTCAAATTCCAGTCCATCTATGTTTGTGGTATCTCCGCCACCTGGCGTTGTCACGTTCACAACTACATCACAGGCAAGGGTGGCCCCCGATACCATGGTCCATTTAAACTTAGTCATTACATCCTGTCCGAATTTCCAGGCAAGGCCTGCAATGTAATCATTTCCAGGATCGCCTACCGACCGCTTACCCTTAAAACTAAATGACAACTTTTTACCTGTCATAGCTGCCTTAGCCCATCCAGCAGCATCCATGGCAAACCATTCCTCCATAGTCCCATCAATGGATGGTGCAAAATTCTCAAGGTCAGCCGGTGTCACCATCTGTTCGTCCGTGCTTTCAAGTCCGTTCGTGCCGAACTCAAACTTATTATTGTGTACCGGAAATACTTTTCCTGCTGCATCTGCCATCTCTCATACCTCACTTTCTTTGATATACAAAATCCAGCCATATCACATATTCATACACCCCATTATCATCCGTTCCCACGTCCACCGGCTCCGGTACCTGGAGGATGATGCAGTTGATGGGAGTATCCCCTATGGATAGGCTGGATACGTTTTTAAGTTTCTCATATAGCGAATAAGCGGCCTGCTCCGATGCCCGTACATCTTTATCCCAATGGATCAGCAGGGAAATGCGCCGGATGTCATAGCTGCTGTGATCATAACCTCCCAGGGCCATCACAGGAGGACCGCTTCCCTGCCGGTGGTACACACCAATGGAACGATCCTTCTTGTTGTTCAGCTTCCCGATATAGACATTCTTGTCATCTGCAATCCCTAAGCCAGCTATGTACCCCCTGATATCATTTAGCGTCAGCATATTTACACCCCTGTCATAGTCTTAAAAATCTTTTTATACGTATCTCTGGCATAACTTTTCTTCACCCCATCTATGTAAGGTTCCAGCCATGCTCCCTGGGCATTTGCATTCTCATCGTGGCTGAAATCATATTCTGGATGATAATATAAGCGCCGCGCATATGGCGTATTGTATTCCAGCCTTACCGTCCCCTTATTAATCAATCCCGTATTTGCTGTTACCGATTCTTCCAGCGTTCCTACATCCCTAGGGACTATCTCTGCTTTTTCAATATCTCGTTTCATAGCCTCCATGGTCATGATAGCCGCCTGCTTCTGTGCCTTGGTCATGAGGAGGATCATTTTTTCATTCATTTTTACGTTGACTTTTAACTTTGCCACTAAACTACCTCCAGCTGACAATAGTTAACTGTCCCGTCCGGGTTCCTGGCCTTCATCCCCTGTTCAATCCTCCGTTCTTCCCCAAATATAGTAACGGTACCCCCGCTTAAGGTTGGGAAATCAGGGGCAATATCCCCAGGGAGCATGGCTGTACCAGTTATCTGTACCAGCTTCTTTTCGGTTGTTAGAATGGTCTTGGCCCGGTCCTGGAAGTTACACTTTAGATCCAGGTCCAGTACTCTCTCTGGCTGACCATAATTATCTGTGTCCTCAGATTCAAGGTGGATGTGTATATCCGTCCTACAGAGCCGTTTTGGCACTAAGCATGGGTATTTCATGGCCTCACCTCGCTAACCGGCAGCATAGGCCTGTCTGGGACAGCAGGGCGTACACATCGCGCTTCATGGCCACGCCTTTGTCCGTATAGATGTTCCAGCTGCTGTCAAACTGGACGGATGCCCCATTCAGACTGTAGCTGGACAGGATCGTGTTGATCTCATCCGCATTTTCATACTCAAAATCGGCTTGTTGGCAGACCACTTCCTGAATGGTTTCCTGCTGGAAGGCCGTCAAGTTGGAAAATTCCCGGCCCACAATACGATTATAGGTCAGGGAATCAATGTGACGGCTGGCCTGCTTAAGAGCCTTGTCCAATTCACTCATGGGGATCACCGTGCCTTTGTATACATCACAGTAGTACTCATAGGTGACATAGGGTTCATAGGCCATGTTACTCACCTGCCTTTTTCGCCGTCCTCTTTTCAGGTCTTTCTGCTGCTTCTGGTTCTTGTGCTTCTGGTTCTGGTGTTTCCACCTCATAGCCATGATCTCTAAACCAATTCAGCAGACGAGGATCATCAGTCTCACCCGCGCCATTACAAAACGTCACGCTGGCAGAGACTCCCGTGTAGTTCTTATTCGGTGCGTATACTTTCATATTAGCCCCTCCTTATTTCACTTTAATGTTGCGGAATACTCCTGCAGCCTTAGAGGCTTTCAGCGCAATCGCTGCATTCATCTCGACCTCACCGGTCTTCACCGCTCCCGCTGTTGTAAAGTCAGGCAGCCAGGTCTGCACCGGTGCCATACCTGCAAAGGATACGCCATGTAAACCATCCATGGATAGGCGGGCCACATACAGGGAGGTCGTTCCTTTGGTCGTGTCCGTTTTGACTACATCATCATTCGTTCCTGGCTTTGCCCCCAGGTCCACAAACGGGATGTTGCCATAGGACTCCACATTTGTTCCCCAGTCGCTCTTAGTAACCTGGTACATGGCTGCTCTCCTGGCGCATGCTCGAAGTTTAGAGATCAGTTTTGTGTTGCCAGCAATGAATGATGGTTCACCGTCCAGGCCACGCAGGAACTCATCCAGCATATCAAGAAAGTACTGGAAGTTATCTGTGACAAGCTGGGAAGTGGAAAGGTCAATCACCGTGTCTCCCGTATTGTATTCCGTTGTGCTCCCGGTCAGTGCCTTATCCAGACCATCAAATGCATTCGTATCCACTGCTTCATCTCCATTAATGAAGGTGTCATTAAATAGCGCCTGCGCCGCCTTAATCTTCTGAGACTGCTGTAATTCCACCTCAGAGACAATACCGCCCATATTTGCGATCACACGGTCGATCTGGTAGGACCCACCAAATACCTTAATATCTACAGAGTGCCGCTCCTTTGTCACTTCACTGGGTGTATACTCCGTATTGATTGCACGGAACTGGGCCGTTGGCTGCGTCTTAAGCCTTGTATAACTGTATGTCGGTGTAGCCCCTCCACCAGTTGGAGAGACAGCATCGTCAAATGTAATGTGATCCAGGATCCAGTTGGACTTCCGGAACTCATCAATAACTCCCATCTGCAGGTCGTCCTGCACGTTTTTTCTTGCTTCTTCTAATGTGATTGGCATAGTCTCATCTCCTTAATTTTTTTGCTGTGACAGCTGTGGTGCAATCTTTGCCTCAATGGCTGATTTCATGCTTACCTTGCTATCATCATTGTTGGGTTTCGGATCCTGCGGGCCTGCGCCTAATGGCCGGAAGCCGGAAGGTTTAGGACTGCTTTCTTTAAACAAGAATGGCTTTGATTCCTTGATTGTCTTCAGCTGCTCGTCCAGCCCAGTGATCTTTCCGTCATCGGACAAAATTAACTTCGACTTATCAAACAGTCCCGCCACAAGATCTGCGTCCTGGGCAGAATCACCAAGCGCCAGCTTGATGGAGGTAGACAATTTCAATTCTTTCATGTCCGCCTCATACTTCTCCTTTGTCGCCTGATTATCCGACTGCAGGGAAGCGATCTGCTGTTTCAGCGCGTCCATGTCGCCTGTGGAATTTTTAAGAGTTTCCATCTGCGTATCCCTCTCCTGAAGCTGTGTTTTGGTCTGTTCTAGTTCTGCTTTAGTCTGTTCCAGATCTCCCTTGGCAGACTCAATATCACTGCCATTTTCAGCCATGATACTATCAACCTGCTCCTTGGTTAGGCCCATATCCTCTAAAAATTTTCGTTTCATACTGCTCCTTTCTCACTACGCTTTTATACGGGGTCGCATCCCTTGTGGTGGTAGTTTTACGCCGTGCCGGGCAATTTTAAGTATAAAAATAACACCCAGGATAGTCCTGCGTGCTTATTCCTCAATCCGATCCATTCCATACTCCACTGCACACATGTGCTCGATCTTACATCCTCTGAAATCATTCCATCCAGGCGCAAAATAGGCGATATCAGCAGTAGCCAGGTCCTTGATGCTTCTTGCTATATATTCCAGTGGCTTTGCGTCTTTGGAGAAGTCCGTATAGAAAGTATCAATTACTTCCACTTCTTCTCCTAAATACTCTTTGGCTGACCGGACGGCCTTTTCTCTCTCAGCAAGGATCTGCTCATCTGTCTTGCCTCTCATTGGCTGAGAAATAAATAATCTCTTCATTCTTTGTCCTCTCTTTCCGTTGCGATATTGCAACAATAAAATACCACCGGCCATTACTGACTGGTGGTATCATGTTTCTTTTTATATTCTTCCAGTTCTTCTTTTGTCGGCATCGGAATCACAATATCATCATGATCCTGAGCAAAAAACGTCCCTTTTGGATACTCGCTGATTGGACGATCAACGTCCCGAAAACTCACTATATGCTTTTCTTTCATTTTTCCTCCATAAAATACGTAAAACCATACTTTGATGTCAGTTTATCTAAGGTGCGCCTCTGGCATTCAATTGAGTAGTCATTATCTGTTGTAATCCGACCAGACAATACCTCTTCATACATTTCATTCTGTAACGATAACTGGATCTCAGAATATTCTTTTTCCAATTTTTCAAAAGAATTGATTTCTTCCGGCCATTCCGCAGGCTGTCTTATGACATACACCCCATCACGACCAATAGCACGCAATTCTGTGATACCTGTTCTGCCCATCATATCAATATCATCCACTGAAAAGGTAGCCCCGCTTGGATGATTATGGGTTAACACGCCGCCTGGCATTAACGCTGTCTCTTCATCGGTATACACAATCCTGTCTTTTTCTCCGCGTTTCTTTAAGATGCGGTTTCCTTGGGAATCGTACAATATCCCATATTCATTTTTATGTCCAGCAATGGAAGCCTCGTCAAGCCTACGTCTTTCAATTGCAGCATCCGGCCACCCATCTGTTTTAATTATACCAGAGTCCTGATACTTGGCAAGCCTTCGTTTCCAGCCTTTTTCTTTTGCCTTATACATGGTCATGTTTTCAGGAGATAATGAGTGTTCTGACAATCTTTCATACTTCTCCACCTGCCTTGATACATACTGCTGCTCTGCTTCCTTCTTGGACTTTATACCGATGTTTTCTATTTCCTGTTCCGTAAAGCTACCTTCCGGCGGCTCTGTAACACCCGGAATGTATGTGCTAAGATGGTCCTTGCAGTTTGGATGGAAAAAACCTGCTTTTAAGGCCTCGCTCACCAATGGGTACGGTCCGTCTGACTGCTTTCCTCCACTCCATACATCATCAATCAGTACTTTATCCACAAACGGAAGACACAACGGACAAGCGTTCAGACGCTTCTTGGCAATCACGGTTGATATTCCCAGGTCTTTCCTCACCTGCCCGTCTGCATAGAGTTGGGCGCGTTTACTGGATGTCCTGACAACCATTTCTGCATACGACTTGATGTTGACACGCCTGCCATTCCTGTACTCTATGCAGTTGATTCCGGCAGTCAGGAAATCTTTTGTGGCCATGTCAACGGCCTTCTCGTAAGTTCCGGCTCCTGATATGGCATAAGTCTGGGCATTAAAGATAATCTTTCGATATTGATCATCAGCCATTCTAAGCATGGCCGCCTCCGCGGTCTGCATATCCGAGGTAGTCGCGTGTACCAGGGCATCCAGGCGCTTATCATTCGTCTGGAAGAAGTCTTTACTAACTTTACTGCCGAATGGAAGCCTTTCTGTCAGTCTCTCTTTCATACGTCTGATGTTATTTGGGATATTGTCTCCATACCGCTTCTTTATGGCTTGTAGAATCTCAATCTCCTGTTCCAGTCCACCCTCTTCATACGCTTGCCGGATTATTTTATCAATAGATTCATTGATGCTGCCAAATTGCCCTTTATATTTCTTTCGATTCTTTCTCTTATATCGCTCTAAAGATTCTAATTGTTTAGCCTGCCACATTTCCCATTGCTTTTTATTCTCCACTTCTTCCACTCTGTGGTTTTTCATGTTGCGGATCATGGATTTAATCAATTCATCTTCAATGGCCTCAAAGGCAGCGCCAATATCATACTCATTATGTTGCACTCATCAGCGCCCCTTCCGCTCCAAGCGTACCTCCTTCTGACAGATACACGCCCTTGTTGGAATGCACTTTGAACCCCTGAGACTTAAACTGACGCGTCAGACCCTTAAGCTGTGTGATGCTGCTGCATTTGTCACAGCGCAACTCCGCATACCCCTGCTTCTCAATTGCGTAGATCCCGAATGGTACCTGTTCCTTTGCCACCTGTAACAGCCCCTGATACTCCTTCTGGCTCATTTGGTACAGATGGTTCATTACTTTTACCTTCATCCGCATATCCTCCCTCCATATTAAGCCGAAAGCCGCCGGCAGCCGTATTGATTCCGGGCTCATCTACCTCCGCGACACCCTGCTCCTTTTTGATCCGCTGAACCTCCTCCGCCTTTTCCTCGTCAGTCATGGTATCACCATACATCTCATCTACAGCTTTCTCCGTGCTCATGACACCGTAATTTTTCGCTTTTCCGACCGTCTCTACTGTGCTATCAAAATCCGGAGAAGCATACTCGCCAAACTTAACTGATGCCTCATATTTTCCCGGCGTCTGGCCAATCATGTTGTCATAAGTCATCATAACGGCAGATACCAACTCCGGGATCACCTGGGTTAAGATGTCCACGATCTTGTTCCGGGTGTGTAGAGTGATTTTTTCCTTTTCTCTTTGTGACTCCGCATTGTCAGTCTTTTTTAAATCGATCCCTAGCGTTGCCGGTGAAATGATGCCCTGGATTGCCAGATCCAGGAATCCACTATAGCTGTTCACATATGCCTCGTAGGATATCTGCGGTTGGGATATCTCAATCTTATTTCCGGTGTCTTCCTTTTTCATGGATCCTACAGCTATGTAGTCATTATCAAAGTCATTAGGTTCGATCAGATGCCCGTCTATTGGATTTCGTGGGATCATGTCCTCTGGTATGTACCGATTGATCCTGCCCTTCCTGATTGCATCCAACCACTGGCTGATTACTTCATCCAGGGCATCCAGGTTATCGCTTTTTGTGTCAAAGAGCGCCTTTCCTCGCCCCTTCCAGCGGTTTGAGGAAAATATGATGAGCGGCACCGCCATGATAAAATCCCCCTCAAACCCTGTATCCTCATAGACCGCGGTTTCCTCCAGAGTGTCCAAAGGCACCTCTTTTCCCGTCTCATCCAGTAACCGGCATCTCACATACCCCTTACCGTAAGTCTCTTCCAGACGATACTCTTTTTCACCATCTTTGTACGGTGTATAAAACAGGATCTCCTGAAGACGCCCCCGGCGATAATGAAAGTCCACCACGTCAGCCTCGTAAAACTCAATTACCGGGTACTGGCTGACCTCGTCAAGGCTGATCTTAAAGGCACCGTCACCAGATGACAGGGCCCCAGCTACCGCCTCCCCCAGAACGTTGGTGAAATTGTTTTCCTTCGCTATAAGGTCCCAGCGCTCCCTGATCGGCTGCATTGCTCCTTCCTCGCCAAAGCTAATATCATCCAGGTCTTCGGTGACAATGTCCTTAAACCGATCCACAACGATACTAACAAGGCCGCTATGGATCTTCCTGACCTTACGGAATGGTACCGCAGCCCAGAACCTCGCCATATCATATCCGAGATCTGTCGTCTTCTTGAAAAACTGCTCAAGCTCCGCCGGTTCTCCTCGGTACCAGATTTTATTTTTCAGGACGTTCTCCTGGAAGGAAAGCGGCTCCTGAATTACAATCTTACGTTTCTTTGCAGGGATCAGTTTTAAAATCCCCGTGATCATGCTCTTAAACCAGCCCATCAGGCTTTCCTCCTTCCTATGCCGATCTTGACCTCATACGGAAGCCAAGCATACTGCACGCTGTTGACCATGTGATCGTTCTTGTCCTCCGGCGTGTTGTCCTTGTCCTCCAGCCAGCTATACACCTCCAACTCATGGATATAGTTCTTGCAGGTGTCCACAATGTAGAAGCACGGCTGAGATCCTGCATCAGCAAACCAGTTCAGCTGATTATTGATCCTGTCAATAATCTGCTCCTTCTTCCACGCATCATTAAAGTTGTAAATACACCCATTCAGGCGCTTGTATTTCAAGAACTCCGTGATCGTAGCCTGATCAGCTGAATCAATGAATGTGTCGCGGGTAAAGCCCCATTCCTGCCGATTACGTTCCAAAAAATCTATAAAGTTGCGGACTGTATCTGTGGGAGCCAGGGGTGTACCCAGCACTGCATTGTTGTAGACCTTCTCGTCAAGGACAATACAGGTTCCCTTGTTGGTGATTCCGATAAAACTCATTGAGATAGTATCCGGGGACTTCTGGGAATAGGCAGTATCCAGTCCAGCCGAAAAATACATGAACCATTCTGTCTGGTGGTTGTTGTTGGAATCCTTAACAAATGCCTTGGCCTGCTTGACTGTGATCACATGCTTAGACCGCTCGAAGTTGCTGAAGATCAGGCCGGTTGCCTTGCCTCTCAAGCCCTGGATCTTGTTCTTCCAGATCTTTGTGCCCTTCGGCGTGTTGGTCATGATCTGATCCAGTTTCTCCTTACTCAGGCCCAGGTTATGAGCAAAAGAAAAGAACCAATGTACCCAACCGGGCTTTGGTTCTTCTTGTAGTTCATCCATTATTTCTTTTGGCGTCTCGTCTGCCCACTCTGGAAGCGGCCTGGAGCAATTGATGTACTCCTTGTACACATCCAGGCCAGGATCGTCCGGATTAAGCGTGGCCATCAGGTAATCACTCCGCATGGCGGCCTCACGGACAAACTCTATATCGGCCGTGTTGATCTCGTCAATATATAGACAGCCGTACTGGCCACCCAGGGCATCCTTCCACTTGCGCTTATTGCCATAGCCGACCACGAATATGATCTTATCGCCGCCCGATGTGTGGAACAACAGGTGTGGCATCTTATATTCCCCAGATCCGTTGCCCTTGTACTCCACCAGCACGCCAAAGTCATCCAGGATACCCAGATCCTTCTGGATGATGTTCTTCTCGGCGGCTCCGGTATCGTCCGCGGCCAGGATGTGCAGCTTCTTGGGCGATTCAGCCACCTTGAGCATGAACTTGAACAATCCAACCGTGGTCTTACCGGCTGCCGTGGTTAAGTTCCCTCAAGGAACTCTGTTGGCGCATCACATCGCAGGAAAGCCTTATACTTATCTGACAGCAATAATCGTTCAGAACTCATGAGGAAACATCACCTCCCCGCATCTGCTGGAGCAGGTCATCCAGTTTGGTCTTTTCTGTGTCAAGCCCTCCTGACAATTCGATCTTATCCTTGAACATGCCCAGATGGCGCCCAATCAATTCCAGGGCCTTAAGCTTATCGGAGAGTTTATATTTCTTGACATATCCAACAAATTCTTTATCCTCTCCAGTCCCCTCATAAACATCCATCACTTCCAGACCAGCAATGCACGCTGCCGTCTCGTCATCTAAACCGGTAATATCTAACGGTTTTCCGCTATCGTCAAACAGTCTCCTGATATCGAAGAACCCCAACTTTGCCAGTTCCTGCAATACTCGGTCCTGAGTAATCTCGGTACGCTTCTCTCGCTCCTTCATTCGTTCCTGAATGTAGTTTTCAACCTCAGCATTTCTAAGCAACCTACCACCATTTGTAGCCGCGACAGTATCCTTCCTTACCCGTGGATACGCCACCTTGTAAGCCCTGGTGGCATTCAAGTCTATCAGGTATTCATCTGCAAATATTTTCTGTTTAGGCGTTAATGCCATGGACTCACCTTCTTTTATGTTTGTTTTGTAAGGAGGCCCCGGACGCCCTAAGTTTCAGACGCCGGGACAAATATACCAAAGGCACCCGCCTGTATGGTGGATGCCTCTTTTAACGAATCTAGGTTATATAGTGCTCTCTGGCAGCGCGTACGCAATGACCTAGAATCAGTTTAAATCCCCAAAAAAATAATGTATGTCTGAATCTTGACTAGAAAATTCCATATACGGATTCCCTAATCTTTCTCTCACCCTCCGTACTACCTGGAGTAATGCCACATAATAATCTTCTTGAGATTCCAGCTCTGTCGGCTCCCACATGCATACATAATTCGCTATTGGGCCGCTCAAGTTACAATTTTCATACTTATCGCAAATATAATACGGTATACTTAATCTTGCATCTACACGCATTCCAGTTTCCTCATATACCGTTCGTGCTGCCTCAAGCCAGACCTCAATCAGGCTATCATTTGTAAACATTTCCAAGGGTAGTCCTCCAAAGACAATTGTGTATAACTTAACTAGCATATAACTCACCTTTTTAACTATCATATTCCTTTGAGGATCATTTATGAAAATGAAAATACAAAAAGGACACCTGCACAAACGTACAAGTGCCCCTCGAACCGTAATCAATACGGTTATCTCTGTTGAAGCGAAAGGGCGCCCACGCAATATACGAACACCCCTGTGAGAAGAAGAGATCTTGTTGCCTTGCATTAAGACCCCAGGCCCGAAGGACACTGGGGTACGTTCTTGTTGTAATGCCGGACATTGGAATTCTCAGCTTTGTGGCTTACCCCATTCTGGGACCAAACCCGGCTTGCTGCACAGTGCCTGACGTACTTATCATGTACCGGCGATTCAGCCGCCAGGCTGTGACACCTGGCAGCCGCTATTTGAATGGGGGAGGATGCTTCTGCCCTCTGGCTTCCGCATGATAACATCTTAGCATGATTCAGGCGAACATGACCGAACATTTTTAAATTTCCTCAAAAAATCTATTATTCCTCACTCTGCAACTATCCTCCGTGAACTTCACCCGCCGCTTTGGCAACATGCGGTTCATAGCCTGTGCCACTTTCCACCATGGTAGCCCATCTATGTAATACAGCCGGAACATAATCCGCATCTCACTCTTCGGGATGGTCTGGATATACTCCTCCGCCTGACAGGTTAACTCCAACAGTTCTGCCTCCTTGCGCTCCAGGATCTGTCTGTACCGTTCTCTCAATTTTTGTTTCCGGTAATAATCCGGTACTGGATAGCCTGTAATCTTAATACTTCCAATCGTACCATCTGATCGCGTTCCCTTGACGGTATCTGATACCTGATGAGGCCCTTCCAAGAATCTGTCCAGCTTCTTAATCCGCTGTCTTATGTCCTTTATCTCCTCTTTCATCTCGCAATATTGTATCAGCACCTCCTTGTCCATCGGCATCACCTCCCATCACTGCATGTCAATCTCAATGTCGCATTCATCTTTCAGCACCGCCCTGATATCATCCAGCGTGTACAATCCTTTATCAAACTGCCGGTAAAACTCCAGGCAGTAGTCCACAAAGCGTTGTTCCCGGCTCTTACCATCCACCTCACGCCGGATCAGCTGCCCGAAGTGATCCTTAAACATCAGCACCGGTATTCCAAGCATCAGAAGGAATGCTGTCTCTGCCGCATCATGGGTGGCCTCCTGTTTCATCCCCTGCATCTGGTCCCTGGAAAGATTGTATGTAGGCTGCTTTCTGTTCTGACGCTCTAAACGGCGCCTTTCTGCTCGGGTCATAATATCGTCTCACTCCCTTCGGTGGCTCCCGCAGTTCCGGATCCGGGCAAGCCACTGTATATGTATAGGCCGGCATCCTGGCGGACCAAGTATTCGGCGGCGGTTCCTTGATGGCTGATTCCGCGGAAGCCGCTACAGCTGATAACCGTAATACCTTATTGGCCTTTACCTGTTTACTGTCTGCTTTCTTTTTCAATCAGATGCCTCCAATTCACAATCATTGATAACCAATTTCGTATACTTTACACTACTGAAGGGTATTGTCATAATCTTATAGTTATCTCTCATTACGGTGTAATGACTCCCCTCGCGTAACAGAAAGTCATCACAGTCTACCGACAAGCTAACTCCGTCATTAAAAACAATTATCACTGTATATGATTTCACGTCATTCTCCTTTCTTTCACAAATATCAGTTTAGATGAATAACCTTGTCAATTTCATACAGAGAAATAGCACATCCATTTACAACAATTACTCCATCATCAACGCGCAGATCTTCCAGTGTCCCACTATAATGAGTACCATTATGGAAAACTACATCTATTTCGTCACCAATCTTGTAAAATTCTGTATCATATTCAAAACCCCAAAATACATTCATATCCCGCTCTCCTTCCTCCGGTTCTCCCGGAAATACTAATTGTCCCAGTTAATGGCCTGCCCACAATCTGGACAAAATCCCTGACGCATTCCAGCAAACCAGCCAGTCTCGTCTTTACTAATAAATCTATGGCCACAGCATGGGCAGCTATAGTTTTCTATAAGTCTCTCTTCTTTCACTTTTGGTGCGCATGGAATACGTTTCTCCTTCACAACTTTCACTCCTTCTGGCTCCAGCCCGGTATCCTCATAGGCTTTAAGCCTCCAATATATTCTCATGGCCTGTTCTTTTACCGCCCTTGCATCAACAACTGATCGCCTCGTTCCGCCCTCTATAGGCTCGTCTGGTATCGTTAATCTGTCCATAGTTCTCCTTCCCCGGTATTCTCTAAAATGCTAATTCTCCAACTCCTCAGCCCAGGCAGTATGGTTGTATGTATAAACTACATTACCCGTAACAATGGCCTCAAGCCCCTCCCATTCTTCTACATTTTCAAGAGACAGTTCTTCGCTATTCAATGCACAAGCGATAGCTTCTTTCTCGTTTTCCGCTTCGACTTCCACATAACATGCTGCAACTATCGGTACCATAACTCGATATTTTTTCATCTTTATTCCTTCCTCCGTTACTCCCGGAAATGTTAATTTACGTTCTGTCCAGCCCATTGCTCTGCCATTGCATGGGCTATCCCAGGAAACGTCTTTGCTCTATTTTTAGCATCCTCTCCGCGTTTTGCTGCCCCGTATTTGCTCCTGTCTTTTCTACCGGTTCCGGCCGGCACATATGGCCCTATCGGAGTAACAATATCTGTTGGCACTAACGGTGGAAGCCCCCGCAACCACAACCTCGTTTTTTTTGTGTAGCGATGTCCGAACTGCCAAGGTTGAATTTCCTGGCTATGTGGGGGCATGCGGAACACTGTACTTGACACTGGGTTTTCCACGGCTATCTTCGGACAGTCAGCATTCAGGAAGTGCAGAAAAAACTCTTTTGCCGCCAGCCCCTTTTTATATCGTTCCTGGTCGAGCTGTCCCTTTCTAGGATATAAGCGGCAAGCCCCTGCATTGCTTAAATATGTACACGGCGGAAAAGCAATAATCATATCCCACTGTATTTTCAGCAACTCCAAGGCATCCACCTGTAAATGCCACTCTGGATGCCCACCAGAACAGGATTCTATATCACAACTGTAAGCTTCATGTCCTAACCTTCGTAACTCATTTGTTACCGACTGCGATTCCTCACATGCTACTAAAATTTTCATATCTGAAAGGAGAAACCCGGATTTTATGCGGCCGCAACTCCGTCCTCCTTTCATCGTTTAAATACTAATTTTTACGAGAATACAAAGATTCCACTGTTTCCATAATCTTGTCATAGCAATCTGGACATACTTCATGTACCTCTTGCCTCTTATCGTAGGTTCCTGTAAATTCATCTCTGCGTTCCCCAATTTTAAAATCGAGTCCATCAACCTTATGG